CGTCTCCGCCAATGCCAGCGCAGCACCGGTCACAGCGGCGGCGTCCTCCGAGTCCCCGAGCGTCCTGTTCAGCGAGTCGCTCCCGCCGGTTGTGGCGATCCCTTGCAACCCGACCGCCATCGCACGCGCCAAGGCCAGGCCGGCCAGCTCGATGGCGACGACCGTCCCGCCGCCAAAATCATCGGCCCGGACGGTAGATTCGTTCAACACGAGGCAGATATATCCGGCGGATTCATACGTGTCATCAGATCTGCCGCCGCTGGAAATGTCTGACCATGTTCCACTAGACCGACGATACACGCTGATCGTGTTGTCAACGACCTCGATCCCCAGTCCATCGCCTGCGCTAAAATCCTGACTGATGCTGGCTCCGAGCTGAGTTGCGGATCGATTGTCCAGACGATAGATTTCCACCGTGTCGGTGCCCGCCGCCTGGGCGTATTCGACTGTGTAGCCGTCTATCCCGGAGGTCCCCGGAGATTGGAGCCGGGCTCCGAGTCCGACCACGTTGCCCGCGCCGGGCAGCGTGGAAATCGTAATGTAGGCTTCTGAATCTACCCCAAACGTGGCATCGTTCCACCAGGCGGACGAGAAATAGCTAGGCGCATAGGCCTGATTGGACGAGATGCCTAGGTTGCCATCCCCGTAATCATAAATGTCTTCCGTCCAATCAGAGCCTATGGAAGCTCGGTTGAAATTGTCTAAAATCCCAGTGGTCGGGAACGCCATGCTAATCCTCGGTCACGGCTGCGTCCAGATCGTCCACGTCACGGCACGGCTGCACCGGGCCGTCGAGCACGATGGTATCCGTCTCTCTATCATATCGCGGCTTGCGTCTCCGGCGCGCCATGAATCTCAGTACATCGCGCAGCGTATAGGCTCCCAGGTCATTACCAAATCGCTCGCGGATCTCGGCGATGGGGTAGCCCATATCCAGGATCTCATCACGCAGCGCCGCTTTGGCTGCGGCCGGCAGATCGGCAAGGCTGTCATCCAGCCGGTCTCTGGGAATGCGCTTGTAGCCTGGCAGGTCGGCCAGGGCCTGGAGAACGGCCGCCGGCGCGCGCACTTTGACGATAGCCCGGTCTCCGAGCACCTCCACCTCTGACCAGGTACCGCCATAGTCACGGATTTGTGCGGTGTGGTCGTCGATGGCCACGTACCGCGTGGGGCGTCGCCGAGCTGGCCGCCGCCGATAGGGAATGATATACCAGGCTGTCGGCATTTACCCCTCCATCGTTTGTTTCCCGGAAACGCTGCCGTATCCCTGCCGTAGCCGCTCGTTCTCCCGCACCAGGCACCGATTTTCCTCCTCCAACGCCTTGATCCGCGATTCGGCCTGCCGCAGCTCGCCGCGCATCACCTCGATCACCCGCGCCTGCTCCTCGGACAGCGCCTCCAGCATCGTCACGCGCGTGCTGGCCTGCACGAGGTCATCGTGGAGCTGGTCGATTTGATCCTGCCGGACCTGCGCTCTGTCCTCGAGCGACGTGAGCCGCGCCTGCAGCCGCGTCACCTCCGCCTGTAGGTCGTCTACTATCTCGGAGGCAGCCTGGATCAGCGACGCCGCCGCGCCTGCCTCCGCCTGCTGCGCCTCAGCATTCGCCTTGCGCCGGTTGGCGCGCATCATCAACGACCCGGTGATGATGCCAAATACCAGGACCGCAGCGTTCACGATCCCCAGCACGAGTTCGAGATTCAATGCGGCCTCCCGCCTCGGGTGAAACGGTTAGCTGCCGCTCGTCCACTCGCCGTCGATGCGCAGGCTAATCGATACCGTTGCCTCTCCCTGGTCCGGACCGCTGCGGCTTAACGAGGTGACGATCGCGTCGGCGCTTTCGATCACCACGCTGTCCTCCATCGACCACACCTCGACCATCTCGCCATCGCGCATTGCGCTCTGCAGCGCCAGGTACGCGGTATCGGTCGGTACATAGAGCGCGTCCAGGCTCATCGTCGCCCCATAGCGGCCGGGCAGGTACCGCCCAGCCCGGGAATCTTTCGACGAGATGTCGATCTCTGCCGTCGTTTCGTCGAACGTCACGTCGCGCTGCGATCCGACAATGTCGCCGTCGATCGCGATCAGGATGTCCGTTCCGTTCATGGCCATATCACGTTTCCTCCACTGTCAGTCGTACAGATACGATCCGTCCATATGCGTCGGGCTCGTCGGCCACGATCGGCCCCGAGCACTCCGCCCAAATCCACGCAAAACCGGCAATCGTCAACGCCTGCCGGTGCAGCAGCGCCCGCACCCGTTCGGCGATCGCCTCCACCGTGATACCGCTCCCGCTCGCCGAGGCATAGCAGCGCACGTCCCGCACGATCGTCCGTCCCAGCGTCGTTTTCGTGTCGAACGGAGCCTGGCTCACCTCGCCGGCTGTGACGATGTAGGGCAGCTCTGCGTCCCCCGGCGCTGGGTCGGTCGTGAATATCGCCGGCGTGACCCCATAGGTAGAGAGCAGCGCCGTCAGCGTCGCATCCCCCGCCAGGCAGTCATAGATCGCCGCCGTGAGGGCGCTCATCGGAGATCCCCCGTTTTGTTGGGGGACTGGCTCTCCCTACCGCGCCGCACGCCCAGGGCGTACGCATAGTGGACGATGCTCAGCAGGATAGTCAGCATCTGTGCGCCCATTTTCAGCGTTTTGGTGTTTTTCCGCACCCCGTTGCCCAGGGCCATCATCCACAGCATCTGGTAGCCCGCCCGCACGCCCCGCACCAACGTGCCGTATTCGTCAGGCGGCGCGCCAATGATCCCGTCCGCCGTCTCTGAATCGCACAGCGCCAGCGCCCGCTCGACCTCTGCCCGCGCCTCCCGCAGCTCCTTGGATACCATGTCACTCTCCCGCCAATAGCGTCACGATCTGGTCACCATTGTCGAACACCGCCGGCCGCAGGTACGGGTGGGCCGGTGCCTTCCTGGATCCGGTCTCGATGTAGAATCCGTGGTGGTCGCCGCCTGTCTCGGAGCGCCGCCGCATCCCCACGCGGATCACGATCTCTTTTGCGGTTGTCTCTACGGTGTGGGTCAACATCCATTTCGACAGGAACCGTCGATAGTTGACGGCTTTCCAGTTATCCGGCTTTTGGATCGCGTCCAGCCGCCGTCTGGCTTCCGTTTCCACGAATTCGCCGACGATCTCTGCGTTCGCCTCTAGATCTGCCAACGCAGCCGCCCGCACCGCCTCTGGCGTCCATTTCACAATCACGAGCCGTATTCCTCCGTGCTCTCGTTCTGTCGCTCCTGGCAGTCGATCTCCAGGTGTTTTCCGGCCAAACTCGGCTCTCGGATCCCGAGCACCTCCACCGCCAGGTCGCCGCACTCGACCAGGTCGCCGCGTGCGATGTCGCTTCCCGCGTCCACGTACAGCACGTGGCTGATCTGCTGCTCCTCAGAATCCGCCACCTCCTGTTCGCTGCTCGTCGCCGGCCGGATCCGTCCCGCCACCGTCCCGATCTCGACGTAGGCGATGGCGTGCCCGCCCTGGCCATCGGACGTCCGCGCCCGACGCGAGACGGTGAACGTGTTGTTCAGCAGCGACGCAAAAACAGTCATCTATCCTCGCGCCATCCCTGTAGGGGCACGGCGTGCCGTGCCCTCCCTGAGTGCCGTGCCCTCTCTGAGCGCCTTCATGGCCCCACGTACCTGTATCGATCCAGAATATCTTTCTCGCTCAGCAGCAGCATGCGCGCCCCTGACACGCCCATCAGCCCCTCTCCCATCCCGCCGCCGGCCTCGCTGGTGAATGAGACCGAGAAATCGCCCAGCGCCTTCGCTGTAATCCCCGGTACGCCGTCCGAATCCGCTGCCTTGAGCCCGGCCTGGAACCGCCGCGCCGCCGCCCTGGCGCAGCCGGCGACGACGTCGTCCGGGATCGTCGCATAGCCGTGCGTGTACGTCACGGTCACGATCTGCACGCCCACCGGCCAGCGCTGGTCCACGCGGACGAGCTGGCCATGGTTGGCCAATTTGTAATCATCGGTGACCGTCAGCGTCTCCTCATCCTCGACCACGCTGGCCACCGAGATCACCGGCAGCTCGGGCAGAAACAGTTTCCAGCAGGGGGACCACACGTCGAACGTGTATTCGTCGTCCGCCACCAGCTCGATCGTCTGGTGGCAGTAATTCCGGATCGCCGCCGTGGCCTCGACGATCGCCCGCTCGCAGGATGCTGCCTGGTCCGCGTCCGTGATTGCGACCTGCAGCACGTCTGCGACTTCCTGCATCTCGCAGAAATTAGCCATCGCGCCACCTCTCTATCGCGGCTCGTACCGGCGCGTGCAGCCAGCTCACGTCCGCCGCCCGGAGCTGGGCGAACGTCAGGATCCCCTGCATGTGCAGCGAATAGGCCACGAATCCCGGCACGCCGGGAATGCT